GGAATACGTACATTGCGAAGTAAGTTGAGAGAACAGGCACAGTATGTACCTCATGCAGGATATATGGACGAGTTAAAAGACTTTGCCAAAGATCCCGAAAAGATAGCAGTAATGATCGAGAAGATGATATGTGCAATCGCCATAATGTATAGAGGCGAAACTTTGGTTAAGATCATTGGGATGTTTGGTTTGTTCGCAAGAGGTTCGTTGTTTTATACAGCATATCGTGCCTTGGCGTTGATAATTGAACAAAATTTTTCAGATGTTACGTTGGATGATATTAATGAATGGCTCAAGCAAGCTGTGAAGGATTGGAAAGGCTTTACGACTAATGCAATAGCTGGGAAGTTTTGGGCATTGGTGATGTCTTGTTTTACTTTCTTTATGTCACCTAAATGTCTGGAAGCCTTATCAGGATCATTCTTTTCAAAATGGGCCATGGGAGTGTACAAGGGAGTGTTTAAAGGTGATTTGATTAACACAATATTGTCTAGTGCCTATTACCTGTGCAATGCCGTTAAGATATTTTGTACAACAGGAAGTTTACGGGGTTTTTTGTCAACGGATGGAGTGTATGATGATTTTGTTGACCGAATGTTGGACTTGAGAACTAAAGCGATGTTGTACCAGTCTGGAAATTTGAAAATGGTAGATACTTCTATACCTCGTTTTTTCCAGGATATGGATGACCTACAAGAAGAGTTGAGAGCGTCACGTGATATGTTCTTGCCCTACCAGAACAAAACACTGTCATATTACGAGGCTGAACTTCAAAGTTTAAGGCAGGCGGTTTACTCAGAATAAGTTATGAGAAGTAGGAAGATGCCCTTCATACTTGGAGTGTTCGGATCCAGCGGAGTGAGAAAAACGCATTTTACAAGAGTGTGTGCTAGGATAATAACTGAGGCCAGTGGTAATGTTTTTGAAGAGGATTCATTTTCACTGTTAGATTACAGAAAGAAATACCATGATGGTTGGAAAAATAGTACGTTGGTCGTTGGCTTAGAGGATGTAGCTAACGAATCCCCTTCTGTGGTAAATCATGGCGAGGTGACGTTTCAGGATGCGCTTATTCGGTTAGGAGGTACCGAAGCGTATATTCTTCCAGCAGCGGCTGTTCAACTCAAAAATATGTTGTTCTTCTCAGGTGTTGGGGTGATATTTAATACCAATAATGAGAGTCTCAACTTGTATGCAAACACTAATTATGTATCGACTGGAATGCGGAGAATACATTTGAAGGTTAATGTGCGTATCAAAGATCAGTATCGATCTGTAGATGCTGATGGTAATCCGTCATCCATGGCGGACAATTCTAAGATACCTCCAGAAATGTCTAGAGATCCTTTTCCAGATATTTGGTCGATAGATGCATATAAGTGTGAAATAAAAGCACGTCAAGGAGATAGTGCAATAAAGAATGATTACATGTTACCATCTAGTACGAATAGGATGGATGATTTTTGGAAGTGGACACTAATAGAGAAGGATATGAGTTTGCGCGATTTCTTGTGTCTACTTGATCAACATGTTGTGGAACATTTTGACAGGCAAAATGCGGCGTCAGAAGTGGTTGAAAGTATTAGAAATGAGGATTCGTGTGAGGAATGTGGCAGATGTAGAATAGTTTGTACTTGTTTCAAGGATTATGTTAGTGTTAGTAGTAGTGAA